CGGCCGTTGCTCCAGGTGCAGCCGGATCTTTCAGCTGCACCAGATGTGTGGCATCATCAGCACCGATAGTGTATGACCAGCATTCATACAGACCCTTAGATTTTTGCTGTGTGTTTGAGCCGGACATCCATTTAGGTGACAAGGTGTTAACTCGACTGACAACGAAAGCACCGTTAATAAATTTATCCTGATAAGATCGCATGGAATTTTGTGCGATCTGTGAAGGTGTCGGTGCGAGCGACACTTCATCATTTTCATAACCAACTTTGCCCAAGTTGATAATCTGAATAAAATTATTGGGGTCAAGTTTTAACCCACGTGATCTTAATTTACGTGATTTAAACCAACTTTCGATGACTGCATGGTGGAAATCGCTGTGAGTTTCGCTGGAACAGAACAAATCATCACCTTTGGAAGTAAACAAATGATCCAATGCCATATTGAACAATTTAGGTTGATCATACGACATGGAGGACATCGACCCAGAGAACAATATATTTGGATTGAACTGTTGAGCCGATATAACGCCTTGGTTGTTAAAAGCAGTAACATTTGGATACAAAGTGATGGATTTGTAGCAAGGTCTGTACAGATTGACGGTACTAGACCAATTTTGAAAATCAAAATTGTCTTGAACACCAACGTTACCAACGTCTTGGTTGTAGGTGTTAGTCAAGCCTGAACCAGCTGTGTAATTGTAACAGCAACCGAACCACTTAATACGTGCACCAGTGGGAACGATTATTGTGTAATCGTTATGATCATTCCACGAGTTTGCTGCGTATTGAGAAGTGCCAAAATCAAAGGTGACAGGTGTCTTTAATACGTCGATGTTGCGCATATTATAAACAACTTGCGTTCTAGCATCCTGCGTCGGTAAACCAGCAAATTCTGGCACCGTTGTTGGTGGATGCGTAACCTTGCACACAAAAGCCTGAGATGGTGTGAGTGACTTTCCGTGCGTTTGTTCTGGCATAGACGTTGAATCTGACATAGGGTCAAAATTCATGCTATTATCAACTAACTGTGATGCGGAGTTCATGGTGTGATTAGATGTATGTGCGATAATATGATGTACTATATTATTTAATTAGAAAAAGGGGGACTCACTTTCTCTGAAAATTATCAGAGTAAGTGAGCCTGTCTTCGGCCTGAATAAATTCAGCATCCTTGTAGTTGGTATTGCTTAGTTGTATCAGGTATTGATATAACAGACTCACTTGTTCTTTGTTAATCGCGATCCCCTTGTCTCTGTAATGAATGCTTGCACAATCGACACCAATCTTGAATTTCTCTTCAGAGTTTACCATACTCAAAACTTCTTTCAGGTTAACACGAGATTCCTCCCAAGATTCCTCATCCTCGTAAATTTTACTGACCGCCTTGACAGATCTGCGTACAACGTCAGGGAAAAAACCATGCGGTGTTACGAAGTTAGCGATGAATTCGGATACTTTTTCGAAACTAATTTTCAGCTTGTAACCGTGCTCAACGTACAACGCAGTTTTCCTTCCGAGAACTGGGGTCACTTTCTTAGCGCGTATATGAGAGTCGTCACCCTTAAACGCTGCATAAAGTATATCTTGAAACCTGTACGCATAACCCAATACTGCCATATTTAGTATTGTGTTACCCGTTATGGTTAGTGGTTGTCCGGAATGTTGCATGTAAAGACCGTGTAACATACTGATACCTTCGCTGCATTGGTACAAGTTACACCATTTCATGCGCATATTAGCGTAGAAATCAACGATCTTTTGGTTGACACCCAACACACCAAACATTTCTAGTTCCAATTCAAGCATACTTTTTGTGTGAGAAGTGTCCATTTCACTAAAATCACAGTTTATGTTCGTGTACTTTTCGCTAGTGTACTCATCTTTGTACTTAGCGAAAAATGTGGATAATTCAGCGTCACTTTTGTTAAACGCCATTAGCACATTTGGTTTTGTACATTCAAAAACACATTCTGTTAAATATCGTGAATAGGCACAGAAAAACAAATTCAACACTTTACTCCAAGCACTAACGCCTTGACCAGCCTTATCAGCATTCTCTTTAAGACCGGATGGATCGTGTTTATTTTGTTTCTTCATGGTGAATGTAATCATACGACACTTTAGGTTCTGCAGATCTACATCGAACATGTCTACTACATTTTTACGATTAACAATTGGTGCGATGTTCTCAGCCAATGTTTTAAGATTTGACATGGTTATAAGTTCCAAGTCTTCATCATTCTCGTCCAATACATAGTAATCCACCATGGCATCTTCGTCATATACCAGACCATCAACAGCGGTACTTTTGCGCAAACTACCGGGCAAATTCATTACGCGACCAATATTTGTTGTTGCGGGTTTAATTTTTTTTTGGAGCTCAATAATATAATCAACAAAGTGTGTATTTAATTTGTCATTATCAAGCTTCAGTTGTTTAAACTTGCGCATGTCAATAAATTTGGCCAAACCTT